AACTGATTGTTTGTGTAGTACGGAACTTCAAATTCTATCCCTCCGTTGGTGGAAGGGACGAATGTCACGCCCCCAAGAAAATTCATGGAGGCAGGTTGGGTGGAGTAAGAAGCTAAGGTCCCAACATTCGTAACTTCTGGTTGCACTAAGCTTACTACCATATTGTCTGTCTGGGAGTAGTTTAAGCCACATGCTCGATAACGTTTTTTTATACCACCATGCATTCCCAAATACATCATGCGTAGGTAAGTAAGGAGTGTTTTATCGGTACTCGTAGCACCATACGTCTGTGCGGAAGGATAAGCAACTCCAAAAAACGCTGACGACTTCAGGGTAGTCGAATTTGCCGCACTAGAGACCATGTCGGTTGTCTCAAATCGATGTAATAATGCCCTAAAAGAAACGCAATGTTCACCAAACTGATTCTCACAACAATCTGAATGGGCGATCCTGTGGGATTGATAATCGTGACTTCAGGTGCGTAACAGCACTTGTCACAAACATCCCCACTTTGGTACAGAATTCGCTTCGTAGGAATGTGAGCATTCAGGGGCTGGGTCACCATCAAATCAGGACATCTGACAAAGACATTTATGTAGCAGCCATTGTTATTTGGAGATTGAAGTGATGTCAAAGGAAAGATAGACAAAAAGCCATTTGCACATTCATACATATCTGAATTTGGGGTGATGACTGCGCCGGTCATGGACCCTGCCACTGTATCGGAACAATTGAGAGCCCAATCCCTAACAAATTGCCAGTCAACTTTAATTACCACTTCGGTAACTTCCTGCAAATCTATTACTTTTATATTCTGTTTATGAAGTGCAATGGAACTCGATATGAGCGTAGCCTGTGCAATATTGGGATCCACCAAAACTCCCAATTTTCCCTTATGTTGCGGACTGCATACGACCTGTATCAGATATTCGATTGTACCCCTCCATGCACCAAATGGGACAGTAACTGCATCGATCCACGTAGGTTGAATTGAACTTGTTAATCCAGACGTAACGGCGACTCTGGCACGCGGGTGTACAGCAGTCATGAAGACCGGAGACGCCAGTGGAGCAG